CAACTGGCACAACTGCTGGTACTATCAACAACATGGGCGCAACTATTGTTGCTCAGACTAAAGCAATTACTTTTGCTGACTCAACATCAACTCAAGCTTTTGTATTACCCGCTGGTGCACTTATCACCAATATGCAAGTAATTACAACAACTGCATTTACCTCAACAGCTGTCATTACGCTATCTATTGGTGCCACCGTAATTTCGACAGCATCAGCTATTGTAACAGCGGGCTCTAATGCAGTAGCTGTAGCGGCTACTGCAGGCGCAGCAGCACTTGTTGCAAACGTAGGTACAACAGACGCTATCGTTACTTATACAGTGACAGGAACATCCATTGTTGCAGGGGTAGGTACTCTTGTAGTTCAGTATATGGTTCGCTTATCTGACGGTACTTATAACCCAACATCGCAAACTGCGTAATTAGTCTGTGGGGGAGTTTATCTCCCCCCTTTTAAATAGGAGATTAGTTATGAGTATGCAGTATGACGTCAAGAGTGCGCACGCAAGTGTCGCTGGTAGTTTATATGGTAGTCGAGTCCGTCTTAAAGGTTTTGTAGTAACCCCAACTGTTAGTACAGCGGCTACAGTTACCTTTAAAGATGGTAGTGCTACCGGAGATACTTTATGTGAAATAGACATACCTTCTAACACAAATCCAATCCCGTTTTATGTAGCTATTCCTCAAGAAGGTATTTTATTTCAAGATGGGATTTATATGGCTCTTAGCGCGGCTGTAACCGGCGTGACTATCTTCTACGGGTGAGCCATGATGGACGACCAAATTAAACTTGCTGTTCATGAAAACGAGATTAAACACTTGCAAACTGATATGGATAAGTTGGTTAAAGATATGGAAGAGCTTAAAGCCTCTATTGCTGAAATAGGTAAAACCCTTTCAGAGGCTAAAGGCGGATGGCAAGTTTTAATGGTTATGGGTGGTGCAGGCGCAGCCTTTGGTGGTTTAGTTGGCTGGGCGTTTGAACATTTCTCAGGTAAATAAGATGACAAAGAAAGCTCCAGTATTAGCAGTAGGTAGAGGTGAGAAGCTCCCCGTTTCTAAGGGCGCAGGTCTTACAGCCAAAGGTAGAGCCAAATATAATGCGGCGACTGGCTCTAACTTAAAAGCACCAGCACCTAACCCTAAATCCAAAAAAGACGCTTCTCGTAAGAAATCATTTTGTGCGCGTATGAGTGGTATGCCTGGTCCTATGAAAGATGAGAACGGTAAACCTACACGCAAAGCAGCGTCTTTGAAACGGTGGAAATGTGCCTAGTACATCAGTTAAACAGAAAAAATTTATGGCAGCTGCCGCTCACAACCCAAGCTTTGCAAAGAAAGCGGGTATACCAGTAAGTGTAGCTAAAGAATTTAATCAAGCCGATAAAGGCAAAAAATTTAAAGAAGGTGGTAACGTGGCTAACTTAAAAAAGTTATTTAAAGGTAAAGAAACTTATAGCGAAGAGCTTAAAGAAGGCAAAGCTATTAAGTCTGGTAAACTCACTCCTCAGCAATATGCTAAAGGCGAGAAGATGGAAGACTCTAAAAAGATGAAAGATGGTGGTAAGTGCATGGCTAAAGGCGGTGTTACTCGTGGTGATGGCTGCGTAACCAAAGGCCATACAAAAGGTAAACAAATGGCTATGGGCGGCAAATGCTATGCTAAAGGTGGTGTTACTCGTGCAGACGGTGTCGCATCTAAAGGTCACACTAAAGGTACAATGGTTTAAGGAACTCTTATGAAAAACAATAGAAAAAGATTACGCATCTTAAACGCAGTTAAAGCTCCTAAACGTAAACAATGGCGTGAAGGTTAGGTGATATTATGGCTAATGCAGCTAATACGAGAAACGTAAGAAACTCTAAATCGCGTCAATACGCGCAAGACCGCAATAAGTTTGGTGGTAGTTCTGCGCCTAGTGAGACAGTTTCAGAAAAGCCTCAGCTTAGATACGGGCTTAAAGATATGCCTAAGAAAGATGTACCTGCAGAAAAGCCTCAGCTTAGATACGGGCTTAAAGATATGCCTAAGAAAGATGTACCTGCAGAAAAGCCTCAGCTTAGATACGGGCTTAAAGATATGCCTAAAGATACTTCAAGTACCACTGCTGTTAAAGATAAAATGGTATCTGGACTAGAAAAAGCAGCTAAAAAAGTCCCTGCTTATGAAGCTATTAAAGGAATCCCTACATCTAAAGTAGCTACGGGGTTAGGAAGAGCTGCGATGTTAGAAGCAGGTCCGGCAATTGCAGCTACAGTTTTAGCTGAAAGTGCTGCTAAGTATGGGCCAGAAAGAGGCTGGGGAATGCAAACTCGTGATGTACCCAAGTCTAGTATGAGCAAAAAGTCAGACCCGATTGTAGATGCTATTAACGCTGAACCTAAATCAAAAGCAACTACTGCTGTAGCGTCTAAATCGGAAGGCACTTCTCCGAGAACAGGCTATAAACCGCTTAAAGATATGGTATCTGTAAAAGAAACACCAGCAGCAAGTAAACCTGCATTAAAGTCAGGTACTAGTAAACCTAAAGGTCCTACTGAAGGTGACCGCGCTAGAGCAGCTATTGAGAGTATGCGTAGTCAGTATGAATCAGGCGATTTATATAATAAAGTAGGGTTAGAAAAATCTGCAGAAGATGAAAATGCTCGTACTAAAACTGAAGCTACTGAAGCCTCAGAGTACAAAAAAGGCGGCATGACTAAGCGTCCACCTAAACCTGCTAAGAAAGTACCGCCTAGAAAGTTTGCATCGGGTGGTAGTACATCACGTACATCGGCTTCTAAACGCGGTGATGGGTGTGCAACTAAGGGTCACACTAAAGGAGTATATCGGTGAGACCTTGCAGAGGTATGGGTGCTGTAAACCCTAAAAAGCTCCCTGGACGAAAAGGTAAAAAGAAATGACAACATCGGGTACGGCAAACTTTAACCTTGATTTAGGTGACTTAGTTGAAGAAGCGTTTGAGCGCTGTGGGCAAGAGCTTCGCAGTGGTTATGATATGCGCACAGCTAGACGGTCTCTTAATCTTCTAACCATAGAATGGGCTAACCGTGGTATCAATTTATGGACTATTGAAGAAGGCACAATCGCGCTTGTACAAGGTCAGATTGAGTATGCATTGCCCGATGATACTATTGATTTACTAGACCATGTAGTACGTACGGGTACAGGACAGAACCAAGTTGATATTAATATTAACCGTATTTCGGGCTCAACTTACTCTACGATTCCTAATAAGAACGCGCAGGGCAGACCAATTCAAGTATGGATAAACCGTCAAACTGGTGCAACTTACCCTGACGCAGCAGTAACTACTAGTAGAAAACCCCAGGTTAATGTGTGGCCAACGCCAGACCAAGACTCATACTACACGCTTGTTTATTGGCGCTTACGTAGATTAGAGAATGCTGGCGATGCTGTTAATACTCAAGATATTCCGTTCCGTTTACTTAATGCGATGGTAGCAGGACTTGCTAGTTATTTAAGTATGAAGATTGCTGGTGTAGACCCTAACCGTATTCAAATGCTTAAAGCAGACTACGAACAGCAATTAGACTTAGCGTTCTCAGAAGATAGAGAAAAGGCGAGTAACCGCTTTGTTCCTCGGATTATGCACGTTTAATTATGTCAGTTAAATACTCGTCAGGTAAGTGGGCACATGGGTTCTGCGATAGATGCGGACAGCGTTATCAGCTTAAAGAACTTAAAAAGCTAACTATTAAAACTAAGGTAACCAATATCTTATGCTGCCCCTCTTGTTGGGATTTTGATCATCCGCAGTTATTACTTGGCTTATACCCAGTTTATGACCCACAGGCGTTGCGTAATCCGCGACCTGATACAAGCTATTACCAAGCTGGCTTAAATGGGTTACAATTGACCTTAACGGATAACGGTGTACCTACAGACGGAAGTCGTATTTTCCAATGGGGTTGGGCACCAGTTGGTGGCTCTTCACAGTTCGATGCAGCCCTTACACCTAATTACCTTGTTGCCAAAACTTCTGTTGGCACTGTTTCAATCACAACTTAGAGAACGACTATGTCAGGCAAAATTAAAACAGAACCCACCCCTAAAGTAGCAGGCTACCCACAAACAGGCATTAAAACGTCTGGTGTTAAAACTCGTGGTAATGGTGCTGCAACGAAAGGTAAAACAGCTCGCGGACCGATGGCATAGCTATGACGTATGATGAATTGTGTACATCTATTTCAGATTACGTTGAGAATACGTTCTCGACAGAGCAGATTGATGTCTTTATTAAAGAGGCAGAGCAACGCATCTACAATTCAATTCAGCTTCCAGACTTACGCAAAAACGTAGAAGGGGTAATAACTGATGGTAATAAATATTTGCAATGCCCTGATGATTTTTTATCTGTGTATTCTATTGCTGTCTATGACCCATTGCTAGGTAATGATGCTGAGTATTCATACTTATTAAATAAAGACGTTAACTTTATTCGCGAAGCTTACCCAAACCCTAACAGCACTGGAGCACCTAAATACTATGCTATTTTTGGTCCTCAGTCAGGGAATATAAATGAACTTACATTTATTTTAGGTCCTACGCCAAACCAAGATTACAACGCAGAGCTTCATTATTTCTACTACCCGCCATCTATTACAAGTGTAGAATCTGGTGGTATGACGTGGCTTGGAGATAACTTTGATTCTGCTTTGTTATACGGGTCTATTTTAGAAGCTTATACCTATTTAAAAGGTGATGCAGACATCATGACAAACTACCGTCAACGCTACGAAGAAGCAATGAACCTACTCAATACACTGGCTACGGGTAAAGATAGAGGCGATGCATATCGTAACGGTCAAGCAAGGATACCTGTTAGATGATAGTACAAGGCCAAACAACCAGCTTTAAAAAAGAACTTTACGAGGCTATCCATAACTTTGATA